TCCCATACTATTACAATGGCTGATGGAGCTACTGACCAGTTTAGAAGTACCTTCTTACGCCTTACAGGTGGTGGTCAGGCTTGTACAGTCACACTGGCTCCCAACACGCTATCTCATACTTGGATCATGCGTAACGAAACCGCTGCCGCTTTAACGCTTACACAAGGCTCTGGTGCCAACGTAGCTATTGCTGCGGGTCAGACTAAGATTGTTGCCACGGATGGCGCAGGATCAGGCGCTATTGTCTATGAGATGGATGACCTAGAGCTAGCGGGTAATTTGCTTGTTGGCGGCACATTGGGTGTCACTGGCGTTTTAACTGCTACATCCCTAGATATATCTGGCGATATAGACGTAGACGGCACAACCAACCTAGACGTTGTGGATATTGATGGCGCTGTAAACATGGCAACTACCGCCCTCGTTACAGGCGTATTGACCACAACTGCGGCTACTGTGTTTAACGGTGGTTTTGCTTCTAATGCGGCTTCAACTATCACCACAGCAGATAACACCGACACCCTTTCACTTATCTCTACTGACGCTGATGCTTCCTTCGGCCCAAACATCAGGATGTATAGAAACTCAGGCTCTCCAGCGGATAATGATTTGCTGGGCAACATAGAGTTTGAAGGGCGAAACGACAACTCACAGGATGTGGTATATGGTCGTTTGTTTTCGCGCATTTCAGACGCATCTGATGGATCAGAAGACGGAATAATGCGTTTTGACATTATGAAGGCTGGATCACTGTCTGACGTTTTGACGATTAAACCTGATGAAATCATTATTAATGACGGTTCGTATGATTATGACTTCCGCGTCGAGTCTAATGACAGCGAACACGCTTTGTTTGTGCAGGGTTCTGATGGCAAAGTGGGTATTGGGGTTGCGGCTCCAGCAGAAATGCTTGAAATTTTTAATGCTACTGGCCCTGCAATTCAACTCAATGATGGTGGAGAGTTTAAGTCTATTTTTAGACTCGCAGGTAATGATTTAGAAATACGGGGTTCGTCTGGCTCGTTAGAGTTTTACAACGGATCGGCTGATGGGGATTCATCGGCAGAAGCCTTTCGCATCACAGCCGCCCGTGACATGTATTTCGGACAAACTTCAGGGGATGCCGCTGATGTCGGGCATATTATGCAAGCCAATGGCATAATCTTTCATACGGCAGACGGCGCTGGGCCTTTGGAGTTGCGAAGGTTAACCAGTGACGGGCCGATAGCCCAGTTTAAAATTAATGCGTCTCTTATTGGCGTTATTGCAGGTCATAACGGCGATCTGCATATCGGCACTGGCGCATGCGGTGTAAGATTCTTGGATGGCGACCCTTCCATTAGCCCATACAACCCAACCACTGGAGCCAACGTTGATAACTCTATTTCGTTAGGACGTTCTAATGTTCGCTATACCGTTGTTTATGCAACAACTGGCGCGATAAACACTTCCGACAGAAATTTAAAGCAAGACATCGAAGAGCTTTCAGATGCCGAGAAGCGTGTTGCTGTAGCAGCTAAAGGTTTACTACGGAAGTTCCGCTGGAAAGATGCTGTAGAAACTAAAGGTGACAACGCCCGTATTCACTTTGGAATTATCGCACAAGACCTCCAAGACGCATTCACTGCTGAAGGTTTAGACGCAGCGAGGTACGGTATGTGGTGCTCTGACACATTTACAGACGAAGACACTGGCGAAGAACGGACACGACTTGGTGTGCGTTACTCAGAACTTCTCGCATTCATCATCTCAGCACTTTAGGAGAACAAATAATGACTGCAACAAACACATGGACAATTGCACAATGCGACAGAGAACTTAGTGATGGTGGCATTACCACAGCACACTGGCGCGTTAACGCAGAGCAAACCGTAGGCACTGGTGATGACGCAGTGACCTATACAGCAACCTCCTATGGCACCTGTGGTTTTACACCTGATCCTAAGTCTGGCGATTACACGCCTTATGACAGTGTTACAGAAGCAGAAGTGCTTGGCTGGTGCTGGGCCAATGGCGTTGACAAAGATAAAATCCAAACGTCTTTGCAAACCAGCATCGACACGCAAATAACCCCAACAACAGGTGAAGGAGTGCCTTGGTAATGAGCGAAGAACAAATAATCGTAATCGACAACGAAGAGCATAAGTTATCCGAACTTGACGTATCAACTCAGGCAAACATAGCCCGTGTAAACGAACTACGCCGTGAAATATCTACGTTAAAAATGCAAACCAACGAGCGCGAACTTCTCCTGCAAGCCTACACCAGAGCCATTGTTGAAGGGGTTAAGCCTGTTGAAGAAGCTGAAGAAGTAGAGGCAAGCTGATGGGCTATATACTAGATGCATTTAACATTGCAACTGCCGCCATTGCTCTAGCCTCTGCTATCGCGGCTGTAACGCCTACCAAGAAAGACGATAACTGGGTAGGTGTGGCACAGGTTTGGCTTGACCGGATCGCTCTAAATATTGGCAAGGCTAAGGACTAAGTTATGGGTGTTATGAGTGACGCGCAGAAGCGCAAAATGATTAAAGAATTGAAAGGTGCAAGTAAGCTCCACGCCGATCAAGCAAAGCGCCTTGAGCGCACGTTAGAGAAAAAGACTAAGAAGTAATGTGTTATCTGGCGTTGTCAGAGGAGTACGGTTTGGACAAGAGCGACAAGGCTTTACAAGAAATAAATACTCATGAGCGTGAATGCGCCTTGAGGTACGAAAATATTGAACGACGTTTGGAGTCTGGGTCTAAGAGGTTTGACCGTTTAGAGAACATGATCTGGGGCGTTTACGTTGTTGTGCTAGGGTCGGTATTAATACCGATATTGCTGTCTATGAGGTAGAACATGATTGCTGAAATCTCCGCGATTGTAGCTGGTGTCAATATGGCCTCAAACGCGCTGAAGCAAGCGGCTGCCAGTTGCGACGACCTGTCTACAATTGGAAATTTTTTGTCTAAGCTAGGGGGAGCTGAAGTAGAATTAGCCAAAGCGCAGAACGCAGGCAAGTTGTCTGAGGCTGACGCAATTAAAGCGGCACTTGCGCGAAAACAGATAAAAGACACCATGCAGGAGGTGAAAGATCTGTTTGTCATGAGTGGCAACGGGCACTTATATCAGCAATGTATGCAAGAAATGGCTAACGCCCGTAAAGCCAAACAAGAAGAGTTGGCTAGGGCTGTAGTTGAAAGAAGGAAGTTTAGAGCGCAAATGAAACAATACGCCTTGGTCTTTATGGTGGTTCTAGTGCTGGTTCCAGCGGCTGTTGGGGGTTTATTAGCTTGGTTAACAAATAGATGATTTTAGCGTTTTTACTAGTGGTGATTGTGGAGGGTGAGCGTTTGCCAAACTCTGAAAATTGGCTGTTTGCAAACGTCCTCACCTGTAATTCTGCTGCCCACTTTGTGGAAAGTGGCGCGACCTCACCAAATCAAAAACGGGGATCTCAGAACAACATTAGCGCATACTGCGTCCCAAAATCCGTCTCTAAAAACACCAAACTTTGGTACTGAAACATGAGCATCGCATCGTTAGTGGGGCCGGTCACAGGGCTACTTGATAAGTTCATCGAGGACAAGGATCAGAAAAACGCCTTGGCCCATGAGATTTCCACGATGTCTGAACGACACGCTCAAGAGCTTATGAGGGGTCAGCTAGACGTGAACAAGACCGAAGCTGCACATAAGTCGTTATTTGTTGCTGGCTGGAGGCCGAGCATCGGGTGGGTGTGTTCGCTGGGCTTGCTCTACAACACCATTATTGCCAACATTCTTGGCATCTGGGTAGACCTACCTGAAATAGATACAACTCTGCTTGTTCCGGTCATGATGGGGATGCTTGGGTTGGGCGCAATGAGATCCTATGAGAAGGTCAACTCTGTGGCGAGGGAGAAATAATGAGCAAACCTAAAGACTAGGGCTAAAGCTTAAAAAGGTATACAATGCTGCAAAGGTTTGCAAACAAGGCTGAATTATATGAAAACAAGCGCCGAGGGATTAGCCCTAATCCAAAAATTTGAAGGGTGCAGATTAGAGAGTTATAGGTGTTCCGCAAACGTCCCCACCATTGGGTTTGGACACACAAAAAACGTAAAGGATGGCGACACTTGTACTCAGGACGAAGCAAATCAACTTCTCTCTGATGATCTACAAGAGTTTGAGGGGTATGTAGAAAGATTAGTTGAGTGCGATCTTGAACAAAATCAATTTGATGCATTGGTCGCATGGACTTTCAACTTAGGCCCAACAAACCTAAAAGATTCTACCCTCTTGAAGCGCCTAAATGGTGGAGACATGGCGGACGTTCCACACCAAATGAAGCGTTGGAACAAGGCCGCTGGAAAAGTTCTTGATGGACTTGTCCGACGCAGAGAAGCCGAGGCTTTATTGTTTTTGGGGCAGAGTTGGGAAGATGTCTGATCTGGCATTAAAAGATTTTGATGTTTTATCTGAGCAGGAACAGAGAGAAGCAATTGCTCTTCTGCGTAGATATAAACAGATAGAAAAACAAGATGAGTGCCAAGGCGATTTTATAAAATTTGTGAAAAGTCAGTGGCCCGATTTTGTCGAGGGCAGGCACCACAAAATTATTGGCGAAAAGTTCAACGCAATTGCCGAGGGCAAACTAAAAAGGTTGATCGTTTGTTTGCCTCCAAGACATACCAAATCTGAATTTGCGTCTACATTTTTTCCTGCATGGATGATGGGCCTGCGCTCAAACTTAAAAATTATCCAAACCACTCACACGGCTGAACTTGCAGTCCGCTTTGGTCGTCGCGTAAGAAACATAATTGACTCTGAAGATTTTCAGGAAGTTTTCCCCGAACTAAAGCTTCAGGCTGACAACAAATCTGCGGGTCGATGGACCACGAATGGTGGCGGAGAATCGTTCTATGCGGGTGTTGGTGGAGCAATTACAGGCAGGGGCGCGGACCTACTAATTATTGATGACCCGGTTTCTGAGCAGGACGCTCTAAGTCCAACAAGCATGGATGCCGTTTACGAGTGGTATACGTCTGGGCCACGACAGCGCCTACAACCGGGCGGGATTATTGTCATAGTCATGACCCGTTGGTCCGCAAAGGACTTGGTCGGCAAGGTTTTAAAGAAGCAGGGCGATGACAATGCAGACCAGTGGGATGTGGTCGAATTCCCGGCAATAATGCCCGAAACTGAAGAACCTTTATGGCCTGAGTATTGGAAAAAAGAAGAGCTTTTATCGGTTAAAGCATCCTTGCCAATTAGTAAATGGAACGCGCAATGGATGCAAAACCCCACTGCGGAAGAAGGCTCTATTGTTAAACGTGAGTGGTGGCTCCGATGGGAGGGCGATGTCCCGGCTTACAGTTACGTTATTCAAAGTTACGACACCGCGTTCAGTAAAAAAGAAACGGCGGACTACAGTGCGGTTACCACTTGGGCGGTTTTTCAGCCGCTCGACGGCGGCGCAGATGCAATTATATTGCTGGACGCAAAGCGTGTGCGTTTAGACTTCCCTGAACTAAAGAAAATGGCTTGGGAAGAGTACAAATACTGGGAGCCTGACTGCATTTTAATTGAGGCAAAGGCTTCTGGCACTCCGCTCACTCAAGAGCTTAGGCGTATGGGCATACCTGTTACAGCCTATACACCGTCGCGGGGTCAAGATAAGATTGCCCGGATGAACAGTGTTGCGCCAATTTTTGAAAGCGGAATGGTTTACGCTCCAGAGGAAACTTTTGCAGAGGAAGTCATGGAAGAAATGGCCTCTTTTCCTTTCGGGGATCACGACGACTACGCCGACTCTGCGACAATGGCGCTTATGCGATTTAGGCAGGGCGGGTTTTTGGCTTTGGCAACCGACTACCCTGATGAAATTAAGCCTCTTAACAATGACAGACAGGTCTACTACTGATGGCAATTGAAAGAAAAGAACAACTAGCTGGGACCGCAGACAATCCAGACATTAAGGTGCTTGGAGGTGAGTTTGAAGTGTTCCCTGAGCCATCAAGGGATGACCAGATCCGAGACGCGGCGCAGATACTGGTTACCGAAGAAGAAATATTGGTTGATGATGAAATTGACGCGCCAATGGAAGTTTCTACATTAGATTTTGACGCAAACCTTGTAGACGAGATTGATAGCTTTGAGCTATCAAGTTTAGCTAATGATGTTTTGTCATCTATCAAGTCTGACAAGGAATCTAGATCGGACTGGGAAAAGACATATGTTGACGGTTTAAAATATCTCGGCATGAAGTTCGAGGAAAACCGCTCTCAACCATTTGAAGGTTCGACCGGGGTAATCCACCCAATACTGGCTGAGGCGGTTACTCAGTTTCAAGCTCAGGCATATAAGGAACTTTTACCAGCAAAGGGGCCAGTTAAAACAGAAATTGTTGGGCTTAGGAACGCAGAAACAGAAGCGCAGGCCGAGCGCGTCCAAGAATTTATGAATTATTACCTATTAAATGTAGCTCAAGAATATGACCCCGAAATGGACATGTTGTTATTCTATTTGCCGTTGGCTGGCAGTGCATTTAAAAAGGTTTATTTCGACATGACTTTAGGCCGCGCCCTAAGCAAGTTTATTGAGCCTCAAGACCTTATTGTTCCCTACGAAGCTACAGATTTGACATCTGCCGAGCGGGTTACTCACGTTTTGTATATGTCAAAAAATGAAATAAGAAAGCAGCAGCTTAGTGGGTTTTACGCAGATATCGAGCTAAAAGGCGACGGGCTCTTAGATCAAAGCGAAATTGAGGAGGAGATAGATTCTATTGAGGGAACATCTCCGAGCTACAAAGAAAACCGTGACCGTAAGGTTTACGAGGTCCACACAATACTGGACTTGAGTGGGTTTGAAGACCTTGATGAGACTGGTCAGCCAACGGGCTTAAAGCTGCCTTACATTGTGACTCTAGATGAATCCAGCCAGACGGTTCTTGCCATTCGCAGAAATTACCGCGACATTGACCCGCTCAAGCAAAAGATTAATTATTTTGTACAATACAAGTTTCTCCCCGGATTAGGGTTTTACGGCCTTGGTTTGTCTCATATGATCGGCAGCTTGGCTAAGGCCAGCACCAGCATCTTGAGGCAGTTAATTGACGCTGGAACACTGGCTAACTTGCCAGCAGGGTTTAAGGCGAGGGGTATGCGGATTCGTAATGAAGACGAGCCGTTACAGCCGGGTGAGTTTAGGGATATCGATACGACCGGGGCAAGTCTTCGTGAGAACCTTATTCCGCTACCGATCAAAGAACCTTCTGGGGTCTTAATGCAGCTTCTAGGCTTGCTTGTAGAGTCGGGCAAGCGGTTTGCAAGTATTGCAGACACTAATGTGGGTGACATGAACACCGCTATGCCAGTGGGCACCACAGTGGCTCTATTGGAGCGCGGCACTAAGGTCATGTCTGCTATTCACAAACGCCTGCACTACGCGCAGCGTCTTGAATTTAAACTGCTGGCTAAAGTTTTTGCGGAGTATTTGCCGCCAAGCTACCCTTATCAGACTGGCTCTGGCCCTCAAGAGATTAAGGTTCAAGATTTCAGCGCAAATGTTGATGTAATCCCAGTCTCTGACCCCAACATATTTAGCCAAAGCCAACGCATCACTATGGCTCAAGAGCTGTTGCAATTGGTTCAATCCAACCCAGAAATTCATGGTCCGCAGGGAATTTACGAAGCCTACAGGCGCATGTATGCCGCACTTGGTGTAGACGATGTCCAATCTCTTCTACTACCGCCTACACCGCCACCAGTGCCTCAACCAGTTGATGCTGGCCTTGAAAACAGTGGTTTTATGATGGGTGGACCTGCTCAGGCGTTCCCTCAGCAAAATCATCAGGCGCACGTCGATGCTCATAGGTCATTGTTTTTAACCGAGATTGTTAAAACCAACCCGATGCTTCAAGGCGGAATAATCGCGCACATGATGGAGCACTTACAGTTCATGGCTACCGAAATGGCGCAGGAAAAACTGCCTCCAGAATTGATGCAACAAATGCAGCAGATTCAAGAAGCTGCTAACGCAGGGCAGATCCCCCCGGAGCAGGCTGAGATGATGATGCAAGAGCTTTCCGCAGTTCAAGAACAGTTTTCCGCTCCGATACTGGCCCAGCTCACTCAAGAGTTGTTACAAAGTATTGGTCAGGGCAACGAAGAAGACCCACTGGTTCAAATAAGACAAAAAGAGTTAGATTTGCGAGGCAGAGAAATTGATTTAGACCAAGCAAACTTTGACTCTAAAGAATCTGCTAGGTCTGATGAAAAACTGCTTGAAGCAGAAATTGCTAAACAGCGTATGGAAAATTCAAAAGAAATCGCTGATGATAAGATGGATCTAGCGTTGCAACGGCTGCAACAACAAGCTGATTTAAAGCTAATAGAGTTGCAAGCAAAATTTGGAGGAATACAGTGACCACAAGTTATATTTTACAAAGACAGGCTGAGTTAAAAGAAATGAAGCGTTTAGAGCGACAGGTAGAGCAGTCAATGATGGCTAAAGCTATGAGTGATGCTATTGAGCGTCATGCAGCCGACAAAGCTAGAGTTTTAGCAAAAGAGGCAAGAATAGCTTCTGGCGAGCCTGCTCCAAAGCCTGTTGAAACAAAGCCAGAAGTGGTTGAACAAAAGCAGGTAGCTGTTGAGATTACACCTCCTGCTCCAGTTGTTGCTCAAACCCCAAATGCTCCAGTTTTTGCTGAGACTCCAAAGGTTTCACCTAAACCAAAAGCTACTTCCAAAAAAACTACCAAAAAAGGTAAATAAAATGCCATTAAAGAAAGGTAAAAAGTCGATAGGCGACAACATCAAGACGTTAAAAAAAGAAGGCAAGCCTCAAGACCAAGCGGTAGCAATAGCTATGAAAACCGCCAAGGGCATGAAGGATGGCGGTCAGCTCAAGGTTAAGGTTAAAAAGATGCGTACTCGCGGCACGGGTGCTGCAACGAAAGGTCTTGATTTTTACGAGCGCGTTTAATGGATGACATTGACCTTGCAAATAAAATGAAGCGCGTCATCGCGGATCGTCGAGGGATGATCCGGGATACCATGATGGACGGGTTGCTAACTAGTATAGAACATTACAAATGTTTGCAAGGAGAGCTAACTGCGTTAAACTTGGTCGAATCTGAAATATCTGAATATTTTAAGGAAAACAAGATATGACCAAGCCGAGTGTCGAAAACGCTTATGTATCTAACGATGACAGGGTTCTTGAACCTTCATTGTTAGAGAAAAGCGCGATTGAAAGAATGCCAACGCCTTCTGGGTGGCGGATGTTGGTTCTCCCTTATTCTGGAAAAGGCGTAAGCAAGGGCGGAATAGCATTGACCAAGGAAACGTTAGACCGGGAAGCTTTAGCTACTGTTGTGGCCTATGTCGTCAAAATGGGTCCGCTTTGCTTTAATGACAAATCTAAGTACGGCGACACACCGTGGTGCCAAGAAAGACAGTGGGTGTTAATCGGACGTTACGCAGGCGCTAGGTTCAAGCTTGAAGATGGCGCAGACGTAAGAATTATTAATGACGATGAAGTCATTGGAACTATCCTGAACCCAGACGATATAGTGAGCTTCTTATGATAGAGAATCAAAACGCAGAACAAATTTCTGAAGAACAAATTGAAATTGAGGTCACAGAAGACCCGATAGAAGGTCAGGAAGGTCAGGCCCAAGAGCCTGATGAACTTGAACGGTATACAAAGTCGGTTTCCAAGCGGATTAACAAGCTAAACGCTAAGACCCGTGATGCCGAAACCAGAGCGCAGCAGCTTGAACAAGTAGCTTTGCAAAAAGAACAAGAGCTTCAACAATACCGTCAGTACGCAGTTCAGCAGCAATCGGCTGTTATTGAGTCCGAGTCTGAAAAGATTAAAGCTCAAGAATCGCAGGTTGATGATATTTTCAAGAAGGCGGTGGAGTCTGGTGATGCTGACCTTATGTCAAAAGCAACCACACTTAAAAATGATCTGGCGATCAAGAAAGAAAAGCTTCGTGTTGCACAGTCTCGGCAGGTTCAACCAGAAGCTTATTCGCAAGGTCAGGAAAACTACCAAACGTACCAGCAGCCTGCACAACAAAATGTTCAGCAGCAAGAGGTAGAGCCTACTAGTGAAGCTTTGTCTTGGCACGAATCAAACCCGTGGTATGGTGATCAGGAAAATGAAGAAAACAAGCAGGCGACTCAGTTTGCTTACTTTACTCACTATAATTTAATCAATGAAGGTTACGAGCCTGATTCAGATGAATACTATCAAGCACTAGATTCGAGGGTCGGGAAAGTTTATCCTACCCTAAAGTCCAACACTGATAGTGACGGACAAGTCGATTTAACTAGGGAGCGACCCGCCGTGCAAAGAGTCGCACCTACCTCCGCTGGAGGTCGGCAGCAAACACGAGGCAATCAGAACGGTGTTAAATTCAGCAAAAGCGAATTAGAACGCCTCCGGGGACTGAAGCCGCACAATATGACCGAGGAAGCTTGGTTACAAAGAGTAGCTAAAGAAAAGCAAAAAATTGCTCAGAAGGAGGCAAGCTAAAATGGCAGAATCAAAATCAACACGTTCATCGCGTGAAAGCGGAGCGCACGATAATCAGGCTCGACGGAAACCTTGGCGACTTACGCGAAAGCTAGAGACCCCTCCTGCACCTCCGGGCTATGCCTATAGGTGGATAAGGGAGTCCATGATGGGAGTTGAAGACCGGGCAAATGTCTCGCGTCGAATCCGAGAAGGCTGGGAATTGGTTCGTGGAACCGAATTGCCTGCTGAATGGGAACTACCAACTATGGACGCTGGCAGAAACGAAGGTGTCGTCTATAACGAAGGGTTACTTCTGGCAAAAATGCCTATTGAGACCATAGAAGAACGAACCGAATACTACCAAGGTAGAGCGGATCAAGCTAAACAGGCGTTAGACAATAATATGTTTAACGATTCTCGAAGCGATTCTAGGTACGTTAAGTATGAGCCGAATAGAAGTTCCCGTGTAACTTTTGGCAAATCATAGGAAAATCTAAAAATGGCTAATCAAGATGCCGCATTTGGACTAAAGCCAGTCAGAATGATTGGTGGTGGAGCCTACACAGGTGGACAGAGTCGATATCGTATTGCAAGTGGTTATAATACCTCAATCTTTCAAGGCGATATGGTTGCTCAAGTCACTGGTGGGCACATAGCAATACACGCAGACGCAGGCACTGTGCCTATCGTTGGCGTTTTTAACGGTTGTCGATACACTGACCCCACTAGTGGTGAGCAAGTATTCAGCAACTTTTATCCAGCAGATACTGCTGCTTCAGACATAATTGCGTTCATCATCGATGACCCAATGGTTGTGTTTGAAGTCCAAGCTACGATAGCGTTCCCAATCGCTGATTTGTTTGGAAACTTTGATATTGTTTATACAACCGCTGGATCTACCTTGACTGGTATTTCTGGTGCTGAATTGCAAGTAACGGATGGCGGAACTGCGCTAACCTTGCCTGTAAAAGCAATCGACATATCAGAAGATCCATCAAACTCTGACGTTGCCGCTGCACACACCAATGTGCTCGTCGTTATTGAAAATCATGTATTTGGCATTAAAGGTGCCGGGTTAGCATAAATAGGAGGCTAGATAATGGCTATTTCAAGAGCACAGCTCGCTAAAGAGCTTGAACCGGGACTTAATTCGTTATTTGGACTTTCCTACGACACATACGGGGGCCGCGAATACGAGCAAATATTCGCTATTGAGGACTCTCAACGTGCATTCGAGGAAGAGGTGCTGATCACTGGATTCGGTTCAGCCCCAACCAAAACTGAAGGTCAAAGCGTTGTTTTTGACAATGCAACTGAGTCTTTTACCGCCAGATATACTCATGACACGATTGCTTTAGCTTTCGCGCTCACTGAGGAGGCTTTAGAAGATAATTTGTATGACAGTTTAGGCAAGCGGTATGTTAAGGCTTTGGCTCGCAGCATGGCGGACACCAAAGAAGTTAAAGGCGCTGACGTGTTAAACAACGCATTTTCTGGCAGTTTTACTGGCGGTGATGGCGTATCAATGATTAACACTGGTCATCCTTTAGCTGGCGGTGGTACTGCTGCTAACCGTGCGGTTACGATGAGTGACCTAAACGAGACGAGTTTGGAGGATGCCTTAATAGACATATCAACCTTCACGGACGATAAAGGCTTAACGATCTCAGTTCAAGCAACCAAGCTGGTTGTACCACCTCAGTTGGTTTTTGTTGCCGACCGTATTCTAGAAAGCACACTGCGTTCTGGAACGGCTGACAATGACACCAATGCGATACGCAGCACTGGCGTTCTGCCTCAAGGATATACGGTTAATCATTATTTAACCGATCCAGATGCGTTCTTCTTGTTGACCACTGTCACCGAAAGCGGCGAAGGTCTAAAGATGTTCCAGCGTAGCCCAATGGAAACCAGCATGGAGCCTGACTTCAGCACTGGTAACCTGCGATACAAAGCTAGAGAAAGGTACTCTTACGGCTGGTCCGACTGGCGTGGCATCTACGGCAGCCAAGGCGCGTAGATACCAAGAAATAAAAAAGGGGGCTTATGCCCCCTTTTTTTATGCTTTGTTTTAATCGCTTACGCGACCTCCTCTTCGTTGAATGCAGCCTTGGTTGGGCGCTTGAAGAAGCCAAACTTCTCATCGTCCTCCGATGGCTGAATGGTTGCTGAGAATGATACTGAGCGACCTTTTACGTTCTCTAGCTTAGATGGCACTGAACCCCAAACCTTGAAGCCTCGGTCATCTTGAACCAACATCTTGAGAGTTGATCCG